AACACTTGTATTTAATTTTTCTGCAGACTCTGCATCCTTTGGAAGTGATTTCTGTAATTCCTCTCTGTATTTTACAATCTTCTTATTTGCATTTTCTACAAATACAGCCTTTTCTTCATTTATTTTGTCAATTTTACTTGAAAAATCAGTAATTTCTTTCAAAGTGTAATTTACAAATTTCTGCAATCTAAGAATTTCTTTGAATGTCAATTTATTTGATTGCTCTTTGATTACCATAGACATTACCATGGACAAATCATATGCATCTCCTTGTGTTAATTTAAACTTTTTCATGTTATGATTTTGTTGGATTAAATCCATACTTTGGAGTAGATGGATCGTTATTGTAATCTGTTAAATCTTCATATGCTATAACTTCAAGTCTTGAATTTGTTGCAGTTCCATCTGCATATTCATCTTTTGTAGTTACTTTAACTCTTATTTTTAATTCATATTCTTGTCCAACTTTCCAATCTTCTATTTCTGGCATTTCCTTTTCATCTACATACAATGATGGATAAACTAAACTTGTTTGCTCTTTATCCCAATCTCTTGGATTTTTACCTTTTATATTTTTCATACTATAATTCATCTATATTACTAAAAGGACTTTGAACTCCTTCCTTTGAATAATACCTATTAAGATTTAATCTTATTAATTTACACCACTCTTTAATTCCATTTTCTCCTAAAGATCTTGGAATAATTCTAGATCTTACATCTAAAATTCCTTTATCTCTGTCCTCCTTTGCAACAGAACTGTATTTTTCAGGAACTATAATGTTCACTTGAAAATCTGTTCTATCATCAAAATCAACAATTGTCAATCCAAACTCCTTTGAAAGAATTGCATCAACAATCCTTCTGAACTTGGAAGGAACATAATCACTTGGATATGTTTCATCATCTAACTTTGGAATGAATTCTTTTACTGGTAGAATAGCACTTTCTGCTGTAATTCTGTCTGCTAATGGTCTTGCAGTCTGCATATCAACTAACTTGCCAATTGCTCCTGCCAATGTATTTATTCCAGAGATAACTTCATCCATCTTTTTGTCAAGACTTGGAAGTGGAATTGCATCCTTAAGCACATCTACAAGTTCTACAGCTGGAGCTCCCACATTTCCTTTATTACTCTTATTCTTTTTTATTTCTTGTTTAGCCATTTTGATTATTATTTTTTCTACTAATTGCCCTTTCAATTACACCAGCCGACCCTTTGCCAATTATGACCTGATGTGTTTTTGGGTTGAGTGTAAATTCAAGTGGAACATTTAGTAGTTCTCCCTTTGCAATATCCTGAGTAGCTGTAACTCCTATCAATTTGAAATACTTTGTAACTTGAGTCTTTTTTATAAATGGAGAAATCATCTTTTCTTGTTCAGCAGCAGATCCTAAAATAAATAAAATTGCATACAAATGCTCTCTACTCACAACTGCTTCTCTATCTCCAATGTTAATCTTTATATAACCTTTCCTATCAACTAACTTATTCCAATTTATTTCAATTGCAACATCTTCACCTCTGCCAGAAATATCAGCCATAGCAAACTTCCTTCTTTCTGAAAGTTTTGAGTGATTCAAATATTCTTCTTTTAATATATCTTTATTTGCCATGTGATAAATCTTCTAATGTTTTCAAAAATGTAACTAATGCCTTTTTTCTTTCATCTCTACCAATTGCTTCTCTTAATGTTTCAAATTCATTTTCTCTTGCAATTGGTCCAATATTCCATTGATTAAGTAAAGCAGATGCAACTCTATTCATTATATCAAAAGTTTGTTCTGTTACTAACTTTTGTAATATTCCTTTTTCTTTATTTGATACATCCATATTATTTTCCCACATTACCAATTGAATTCATTAAATTACTTGCAGCTGAATTTGCATCTGTGTTTGGAACAACTTCTTTTAATCCTTCATCTTGTTTTACTTCTGGAGCAGCACCTTCTTCTTCTGCATTTGTATCTGTAAACAATTGTGGTCCTGTTGGTGCTGGTGCTGGTTGCATCCATGCATTTGGTATCCAGTCTTCAGGATCTTTGTTATATGCTTTTATAATTTCTCTTGCTGGCTTTTCTGAAATCTCTCTTTGCATTTGGAACAAAGGAACAACTAAGTTAGCCATCTCAACAGTTGTAGTTCTTTCAAGTAATTCTGAGTCTGCAATGATTGATTGTCCTTTAATCTTAATAACTCCTTCCCATGGAAAGTCATCATCTTTTAATTTGAAGAAGTTTCTAGTTTCACTTTTTCTTGTCTCTTTAGTTTCTTCATCTCTCTCCATATACAATGGAACTTCTTTGTATTCTGTATCGTAGTGCTCACCTTCAATCAATCTTCCACCCTCTTCTGTTTCATATTCTTCCAATTCAATAAAGTCTATGTATCTGTCTTCTGAAATTAGTTTTATCTTTGGAACTGAATATAAGTCTTCAATAATTCCACAGGAAATATAACCATCCAATTCTAATGCATGTGTAATATTCTCCAATGGAGTTTTCATTCTCTTTAATGCAGACTCTCTTGCTTGTGAAATCTCAAATGCTGTAGAGCCAGTAATCTCACCTTGAAGAGATTTAGAGATACCGGTCACATCATCAATTCTTGCCATAATTCTATCTTGAGCATCCCATGCATCCATATTTGGTCCTGGAACTTCATTCCATTTTATATTCTTAGCATCACTAACTTGTCTTCCTTTTCCAGGTCTCATCTTCATCTCTCCATCTCCATCTAATTCATCAGTTCCAGAGTAAAAGAACTCTCTATAAATAGATGCAACAAGTTGATCCATTGTCATGTTTCTAACTTTAGTATATAGCTGGTGGTCATTCCTCATTGCTTCATAAATTCCTATACCATATGGACTTTTATCATCTCTCATTGTCCATGGAGCTGACCAAACAGACAATCTCTTATTCTTAGGTGATTGTGGCATTGGCTCATTAACAAGAACAACTCCACCTGCTGTCCAAACTATAAACATGTCCATTTCTAAATTCTCCCAGAACCAGACTCTTTCTTGATATTTACTACCATCTTTGTCTTCTGTTCCTTGTTCAGCTGTCTTTATTTGATTGTCATCTCCAATTACTTTCTTCTCTGGTTTTATATATTTAAAATTCTTTAGATGTTTAAACTGAGATTTCAACTTCAACCAATCATAATCTTTATAGTAAAGAACATCACTAGATGAAAATGGATTACCATACATCATTGAGTCATCAAAGTATACTTGCCATGGAGATAAAGATTCTCTGAATAAATCATCATAATATGTAAATGTGCTTTCTTCATAGACATTCTTCTTTGGATCTTCAGGAACAAATGTTTTCAAATCTCTAATGTCTCTGGAGATTTCTAGTGGAAATGTTCTTCCAACTCCTGTTCCATATTTAGCACAATTGAATACAAATGGTTTCAATACTGCATCTTTACTCATAGCTGTCTCCCAAGACCTTTCATACAAGTTCTTCATCAACATTGTATTTGCATCATATTTCTTTGCAGATGGCTCAAATATTGCTTTTGGATTTCTATCAACAATTATCCCAAGAGCTGTTTGTATTTTAATATATGGATTTGGTGGAACACTTTCCTCTTGCCAAGAGTCTTCTACATTCAAATCAATGGGTGCACTTCTCCATCCTAATTCATCATCACTTACTAAAACCTTGGATGATGCTCTTGCTTTTATCTTGTGAGGAATATATGCTTCGTCTGCATGTTTCCAAATCTGTTCAATTCCAGTCTTCTTTCTGTACTCCACTAAAAAGTCTTTTCTTTCTTCAGCCATATCAAATGCTGCTTTTTCTTCTGTAGTCTTTCTGTATCCAACAGCACCTGCTATTTGCTCTTCTAATTCTTTTTTTATTTTTAATGCAGTAGCCATATTAATTTTCTATTTTACAAATTATATCACTCTCTTTTATAAAAAAGTATGTAGACATTTCTTTATCATCCTCCAATCTCATATTTATATCCACAGGCATCACCCTATGAAACATAAGAACATCACCAATTGCAATATTTTCAGAATTGGTTCTAACTACAATACCTTGTGACACTTGTTCATCCTCCATACTTTCTTTTGGAATAATTAGTCCTTCAAAACTTTCATTGTCATTTTCTCTGACAATCTCTTTGACCATTATATTTTTGTTAAACAAAGTTATTTTTTGCATTGTATTTTATCATTAATAAATAATTGTGAATGCTTTGGCAAATACTTCTTGCTAGCATTAAACAGTTTTGTGTCTTTATTGTCTACAATAGTCTTCAACAACCAATTCTCAGTTAAATCTACAATCTCCTCTTTTTTCTCTGTTAGCACTTTGTTAACATCTATACTAATCTTTTGGTGAACAACTGGAGTCCATCCCAAATCTCCTCCTGACAGAATCAATGATGCCAATCCTTTTCTTTTTGCATCTTCAAAATTATTGCAAAAAGCACTAAACATAGAAATTAGATGTGGTTGGTTTGCTGATTGAAATGTTATACAAAATAGTTCCATAGTATTACCTTTATTTTATCTCTTGTTACCTTTATTTTACCTCTTATTTAATAATAAGTAAACACCTTATAAGTTGATAAAGCGATCCAGTCTCATGATGCTATCTGGCACCTTCAATTTTAACTTCTTTTTGAAACTCTCTGACAGTCTATCTTCTCTTGTTTTTGGAGCATTTGTTTTCTTATTTCTCAGAGTCCTTAAAAAGTAACTATCAGTATCAGCAGCATGGTCTTCTCCATCTGAGTCAAGATCTTCTGGATGTCTCTCTGAGTAAATAAGAGATGGAATTGTCCTAATTGTATCATAGCAATTCTTAAAATACTTCAACTTTGGTTGTGTAAATTGGTCGTGGTATAAATATTGGTGCATTATTGTCCAACCTGCAATTCTACTTCCTGGACCTTTTGGTGATGGTAGCATAACAGGTATATTAGTTCCTGATTTACCCATTCCATTTTTCATCAACACCTCTGCAATAGTTTCTCCAACTCCTGTTTGGGTCCAAATTGAAGAGTCTGCAACTACATATTCAAGAAACTCATTTGCTTCTTTGGTTATGTTGGCAACTTCCTTTGCAATCATATCTGCCTCCCACCTAGAACTTCCATCTTCCTTATTTATATATAATTCTCTATAACAATAAACACTACTATCATAGTCCAAAGCATACCATTTGAAGCATGCTGGTTTTACTCTTCCGTGGTCATATGCTCCAAATCTTCTCCAATGGGTTGGAACTACAAATGGCTCAATAACATGGATGTCTTCATTCCACTCTGAAAAGAATTGACCTTCAAACAAATTCCAATCACCATTCAGAAATGCCTTTCTCTTTTCTTCTGGCAATCCTTCCAACTGGTCAAAGTAGGATGCATCAAGATTGTCTCTGTTGTCATGTGCAGTTGCTCTGATGTAATGGAATTGCTCTGTCTCCTTTTCATTTGGCTCAAACTCTTTATCCATCCAAATTTTCTTCACCCAAGCATGTCCTCTGGATCCTGGATTTGTTCCTGAAATGAATTTAGTATCAGGAATACCTTGCCATCTCATTCTAGTCCTAAGCATATCAAATACATATTTGTCATTCTTAGTTAGCTCATCAACTGCTATAACTGCAAACTCTGAAGAAGCATATTTACCAGCATCATCCAAGTTTCTTAATGCAATCACTCCACTGCCATACTCTGGTTTCAAATGATATTCATTATCACCTTTGTGCAAGTCACCCAGCCATGTTGGTAATTCAATTATCATCTTTGACAAATGTCTATCCTTTAATGCAGGATAATCTTCACAGAACAATCCAACTCTAACTCCTTTCTGTCCATACTTTAAATAAAAGTTGAGCAATAGTTTTATTAACATCCATCTTATCCAATATGATTTTCCTCCTCCCACTGCTCCTCCATACAAAACATACTTATAGTCTTTGACTGCTTGCTCTGCTTCTTTTTGCTTATCATTGAAGTGAGTCAATTCACTCCACAATATTTCTTTTTTATCAGTTGTTGACATGCTTTATATTTTCATACAAATCTTTGAATGCTCCAATTTCTCCTTTTGAATTATGACTAAAGTAAATAGCTCCATCAGTATTGTCAACCAGAGTTCCATTCTGGATCTCATCAAGAATTTGTCTAACTTTGTTTGCCTTTTGCTCACTAATAAAATCAAAATCATTGGATCTGTACTTATTGTATTGCTTACCAGCATAAGCATTAAATTCAAAACCACCACCAGATGTCTTCTTTGTTAACTCTTGCAATATAGTTTTGTTGGATGCATTTGCTCTATTGATGACAACATTAGCAATTGTCCTCATCTCTTCAATGCTATTGTTTGCTTCTCCAAATAGAACTCCTCCCAACTCATCCATTTCAGTTACTTGGATCTTAACTGGTCTATCTTTGATTTGGAACTCTGTTATCTCATCTCCAAATTGCCCAGCTGTCAATGCAGTGTCTGGCTTTTCTTCTTTTGATTTTTTATACTCAGTCTTGCTTGGAGTGAATAATGCCTTTGCTCCAGCTGTTCCTACAGATACTCCAAGTAAAGTCTTCAATGGAGTTGATCCAAGTTCTCCTAATTTTCTCTTTTTGTAAACACCAGGAGCTGCTTTCTCATTAAGAATAACCCACTCATCTTTATTAACAATTTTTTTTAAAGAAGTATCAATAAATGCAGAAGTTGGCTCATCATATTTAATTACATCATATCCAAGAGCTCTGATTTTTTTTGAAAGTTCTGACTCTGCTCTTCTTAGTAATGGAATCCATTCAAGACTTCCTTTTGTAAGTGCTTCTACTCCAAAAAATGAATCTGGTTTCCTTATACCTTTACCAAAGACATTTGCATATAATGTTTCAAAATTTACAGAGTTTATAACTTTTGAATTAGGATCTATAGTAAACTCAATCAATGGATTTTTAGCAGAATTATATGTTTGTGCATATTTAGAATTTGAAGTTGCATACAATCCATAATTAAGTCTTGCACCAGACCTTGTAAAAGGTGATGCAGACCTATAAAGTGTTGGAGAATTATTAATTATATTACTCTCAGATGCAATTGGAATGTCCTTCTTCATCATTTTAGCAACATTGTCTTCAGCTCTTATTTCTGCTGCCTTACTTTTGATATTAGGAAATAATTTTTTTACATTATCATTCAGTCTTGCATCCTTATTAATATTTGCATTCGCAATTGCTCTTGTAGTTAAATCATCAAATCCTTTGAAAGCAGTTTTAAGTCCATTATCTCCAAATGCACTGATTGGCTGGTCTGCCATCTCTGGAGTGATTGGAACTTCAAACCAATTGACTCCTTTATCATCTGTAATTAGTTTCATGTCTGGTGCTATTTTCTTTAAATACTTTTGAATGTCATTCTCATAGAACTTATATATTTGATTTGAGGTGTCTACTTTTCCTGAGATGTCAAATTGTTCTGTCCATCTGGTTACATCCTTTAATTGTCTAACAGATTGTTCAGCTTCTCCAATAGTATTCCAGCTTTGTATTTCTCCAGCTCCATTATTTACTAAATACTGAGTTTTTCCATTAGGTAATATATCTTTTTTTATTGCTACTTTTTTTTGTGCATCTGCTATATTCTTTGTAATCGCCTTAAACTTCCCATCTCCAAGAACTTCTGTGATAATCCAGTCACCTGTTCCTCCTACTACATTTGCAGATGCATTATTTATAGTTGCTCCAACTTTTAACTTTTCAGCACTAAGTATATTTCCTGCATAATTTCCATCAACTGCCAATCTCCAATCAGTATCTCTACCACCCAACCCTTCAATCTTCATTGCTGTTTCTCCTGTAGGGAATTGAAGTTTGGTTTTGCCATCTATGGATGCTTGTTTGATTTCTTCTTGCACAGGTCTTTTGAACCAAGTGTTTTTATATG